AAGTACTGGCAGCATCGGTCAGACGCATAGGGTTGTTGCTCTTCATGGTGATAAAGAAACCACGTGCGTCACCTTAGTTGCTTGGTGCAATGCACATCTCTTCAATGGCTTGGATAGCTTTATCGCTAAGGTTGCCAAGTTGTACCTGATACTTGTTACTGTACTTGTTGAGCTTGTTACGCTCGCACCAGTAAACAGTTCCGCGTACAGTGATGGGTGGTAGTTTGTTAGCTGTCATAGTTTTCTCCTAGTGAGTTTCAGCCCAGTTGTTGCCTACTCTATATTCGCCGTCTAAGGGACACCGTAGGCTGAGTGTCTCACCGGCGATTCTGATTGCACGTACACCTATACGACCAACTGTGTCAGCGTAGTGGGCAGTCGTTTCTATCTGCCATTCATCGTGTACGTTCGCTACAAATCTATGTGGTATGTTCTTCAATCTATCTGACAAGTGTACCAGGGCTTGCTTCATAACAATAGCCCCTGCACCTTGCAGTAACGTATTCAAAGCGGCGTGTTCTGATCTGACTCTGAGCTTTCGTCCGTCGAGTCCAGTAAGTATGCCTGATGCAGCCTGCCTGAGAGTGTCTCCTCTAACTCTTTCAAGAGACGGCGTGTTAGATAGAAATGTTTCTTTAAGTCCTCGTCCAGTATTGCTATTTCCTCCAACGATAGCTCCGATCTTAGCATCTCCGGCTCCATACAGAAACGCATAAATGAATGTCTTTGCAAGAGGCCGACTCTCAAGTCCTGCTGCTCGTTGATTAGCCGTATGAATATCGCCATTGAGTAATTCATTAGTGTAATTCTCATCGTCCATGTAGTGAGCTAACATACGCAGCTCTAGTCCGCTGGCGTCAATACCAACAAGAACATTACCTTCATCCACTGTCCAACATGAACGGCACTCAGTTCCGAACGGAGCAGATACGGCGGGTACTTGCGCCATGTTAGGTGATTGGTGTGTCATGCGTCCTGTCACAGCTCCGTTAGTAATGACTCTACCATGTACCCTACCATCATCCTTAACTGCTTTCAACCATGAATCTATCTGCGCTACTCGTTTCTGTAACATCATGTAACGTGCGACCGCTTTAGCTTCTGGAAGGTCTATACCCTCAAGTACCTTCTCATCAACGATGATGTTTCCCTTCTCTGTCTTCTTGTTAAACTTAACGCCAAGACCTTGCAGACGCTCTGCTATCTGCTTACGTGAGCCGGGATTGAACACTGTTACCTTATCCTTCAGACGCTTACCTGTCTTCTCAGAGGTACGCTCTTCAACGATAGGTGGGAAAATATCTTGTAGGCTCGCTTCAATGTTGTTCATCTCAAACATCAAATCCATCATCAGCTTCTCAGCAAACGGTATGTCTAACTTAAAACCGTTACGCTCCTGCTCAGTCACGATCCAACCTACGTTATGCTCAAGCTCAACAGACTGCTGCGAGAATCCTTCTTTGCGTATCTGCAACGCAAGCCATTGATGTACACGCTCAGTCAGCTCAACGTCAGCGATACAGTACTCGACCATCTCGTCAGTCAGTCCTCCGTCGTAGTCCTCGAATGCAATCTTTCCAGCTCCTCCAAGAATCTCTCCCCAGTTACGCAAGGAATGACCGCCCTCTTGACTGGGGTTGTAGAGTCTTGAGAGGTAGAGTGTGTCCACAACGCTATGCCTAGGGATACGTACACCCCAAACACTATCAAGAACGTGACAGTCAAATCCGATGAGATTATGCCCCACAATCTGTTGCGAATCATGTAACACCTTCTTCAGTGTGTCGGGTGTGGTGTGTACTTGTATATCGTTCTTCACCTTCGTAACTGCACACCAGATCGTTGAGTGATCCAAAGTAGTTTCTATATCCAAGTAACAGGTATTCATGATACGTCTCATTTAATTCGTCACGTTCAGGATCGTAGTTAAACTTCTGATAAATCTCCGTCAACTGTTCCTGCTCTAATATCCAGCTCCCAATCTTGCTCATGGTAAACCATCTCCTCTATATCTGCGAGTGTTCGTAAGTCTTCCCTGTCAACCAATACAAAATCATAAAGGCTGTGAGCAGCACATTCAAGACATAAGTCTACAAACTCTCTGCTATCAGCGAACCGTCTTGTAGCTTCGTAGTCTGTTAGCTCTACGTCACACGCCATACATCTCATCCAATCAATTCCTCTACAGGTGTCAGCCGATGCTGATCTAAAAAGTATGCTGGCTTGCCCCTACCAAAAGGATCACCCCAGTTTTCCTCCTGCACTATCTCGTCATACGTAGCATAGCCGACAACAGTATACTCAGGAAACTCTCCCACTACTAGTAGGTACAGATCACATTGATCATTCTTCTTGTGAGGCATGATGATAAGTCTACCTGTTCTGTACTTGGTTGTCTTAACATCGACAGTTTTACCGTTACATATCAAGTCATGAGTAGGTAGTTCATGCGCTTGAAAGTCTGTCTCAATATCGTAGTACACGTTGAGCATCTTTGCTGCTGCCATCTCAGAACCAACGCCGTCAACATCAACATCTTTGTATGACTTAGTAAATAAAGTGTCAGACAGTTTGTTGTTGAAGCCCTTCTCTCTCGCATTCTCATAACGCATTCGAGCAATAGACTCACAGACTTTCTGTTCATTCTTGCCTAGCTTATAGGACAACATCGTGCTTCTCCTCACGCTGTATCAATCTACCTGTTGCTTCATTGTAGAATACTTCACACGCCTTACCAGTCTTTCCGGTGTACCTGTTCTTCAACACCCGCAGCACGGTCGTGTTTCTAACAATGGGATCATCACTCTGACTGTTACGTTCAGCACCGATGACCGCATCAGAGAGCTGTGCAATCGACGCAGAGCCACGTAACATACCAAGGCTAGTGACAGCACCGTCCTCCAATTGCTTCCCTTCAGGGCGTCTCAGGTGACTCACAAGGAACATACAGATCCCCATCTCCTGCACGAACGTCCTCAGCTTTGTCATGATCATATCCAAGGCACGACGCTCATCACCATTGCTCTGATCAGATACGAGTATTGAGACGTGATCAAGTACGATATAACGTACGCCTAGTACCTTAACGAAGTATCTCATACGGCCCAGTACGTTTTCTATCTCGTTACTGCCGAAGTGTTCCCAGAGATAGACACGGTTTTCATAGTCCATCGTATCGTAGACTAGATCAATGTCGGTGTCGTCATACTCACAGTCAGGTAGGTGGATAGGTTTGTTCAGCTCAAGACCTACCAGTCCCCGCATGGTACGCTCAGGTGTCTCCTCAAGAAACATCAAGCCAAGGTTATCTTCTGACTGCGCCATGATAGAACTGACTACCTCACGCAGAAGCGTAGACTTACCCAGTCCAGAGCCTGCACAAATAGTAACCAGCTCAGACGTGCGTATGCCGTACAGGTGTTTGTTCAGTCCCTCGAATGGGTACTGTACCTTCGCCTTAGTCAATGGCTTCTTGATCAGATCACGTAGCTCACCAGCACCCACGATACCTTCAGGTGTGTAGGGTTGAGCAGACCAGAATGCTTTGGTGTACGCATCAGCTTGATTGTTAACAAGGTAATCACACGCATCTTTGTAGCCGTTGACGTGCTTAACAATCCTTGCTTTGTTACCGAACAGATCGGCACATTCCTTTGACGCTCTCTGCCCCGGCTCGTCAGCATCGAAACAAATAACAATGTTCTCGAAGCTGTTCAGCCAATCATAAAAAAGGCGACAGTCCTTTGCCGCCGACGTTGCACCGTTACGGACACTGACAACGGGATACATACTACCTGTCATTTGATGAGCCGCTAACGCATCGTACTCACCTTCAACGATAGTCACATACTTACCACCTTCAGGAAACAAGTGCTGTCCATACAAGCCTGCTTGCTTCCAGTCACCAATGATACTGAACCGCTTGTCAGGGTTGCGTACCTTGGCAGCTATGGGTTTTGTTGGATCATCAGGGTTGTAATAACCAAAGGTTGTAACGTCACCCTGCTTGAGTGCTGCGTACTTCTTCGCCGTTGATCCTGTAATTAAACGGTCAGTTATTGAGCGGTACTCCGCTGTGATTAACCGATGTTCTGTCTGGCTAAACGATGGCTTCGGTGCATCGCTGATAGAACCTAGCTCTCGCACGTTGTCCCTGCTTGCGGCTTTGGTGTACTTGCTACAGTTAAAACAATAACTTGAACCGTCCTCGTTGTACGATAACGCATCGCTACTGTCACAGTCAGGACATGGTTTATGTGTCTCAGTGAATGCCATTACGTCCCGCTCCCATGTCAGTGTACAGCTCGTCAATCTTTTCGTCGGCCATTGAATCTAACAGGTCAGAGAAAAAGTTACCAGCAATATTCATCGCCTCAATGAGCGTTAACGTCTCCAACTGTCGTTCAACAAGCTCACTCACTTTCTGTTCTTTAGAGATACTCATAGGTTAAATACCTTATAAGATAATAATTTAATGATGGACTTTTCTGCTTACTGCAGAGAGTCTAACACGCTTCTTCAATTCTCCACAAGTCCTCATCGGAAATATGTTCGAGAATCTTGTCATAAACTGTGTCGCTAATCATGTCCAGTATTTCTACGTCACCCCACTTGACAGATGTTAATTCAACAATCTTGTCGTAGGGGTCATAGTGATAGTCAACTGAAATGTCAACCGTCATGTCTAGGTCAAACATATTACACGTTCTCATAAGGCATCTCCTTGTATACATCGCTGTTCTGAACTGTTTCGATTGCGTCTTTAAGTTTAGTCTCAAGTATCTCAACGTGTCCGTTATCAACGAAGTAATCGAGAATATCGTTAGCTAAATTAACAGACAGCCTACCTGCTGTTACGTTAGATAATCCCGTCCCGTTGGCTATCGCATAACGTAGAGCTTTTTCTGGATCTTCTCCTTCCTCTATACGCCACACATAATTGTCTGCATACGTTTTAAAAATAGGCAGCAATATTTCTTTTAACAAGTCGCGGTTAGGATTGCAGTGTTTGATACCTTTCCTGTATCTAAACCAAT